AGTTAGATGCAAACACCACATTCAAAGAGTTCTTTAAGAAAACAGATGATTTCTTTCAAAGGGAGTGGCTAGGGCCAAAGCGCTTTAAGCTCTATAAAGATGGGAAATTTGATTTTGATAAGTTCTTTGATCCTGAAGGCCGTTTCTATAGCTTAGATGATTTGAGAAAGTTGGATGAAAAAGCTTTTAAAAAGTTGGGTCTGTAATTTTTCTTATGTTATATTTTTTAAAACATCAGAATTTATACAATATGAAAACAATAGCTTTTGTATGTCTAACCCTAATTTCCATCACTTGTTTAGCTGAACCAAGTCAAAAATATCTTAAAGAATATGATCGATTGTCTGAAGCTTTGGAGTCAGCAATGGCAAATGCATATTCTTTTGATCCTACAACTGGACAAGTAAAACAGGCTACTCAAGATTTAGAAGCTAAAAATAATTTATGTAGAGCTGCCCAGGCGAAACTAAACCTCACCACGTTTTTAAAAGACAATTTAGAGGAATCTAAAGAGCTTTATAAATCTATTGATGGTGCAGAGACTCTAGATAAAAATTATCTTAGTGGACAACAGCAGGAACAACAAAATCTCGTTTCAAATTTGAAAAAAGACCTTGTTGGAACTGGATTTAACTGTGAGTAATTATTGCCGATTACAGGTAATTCTAAACTCACTTAAGACACAATTTTCACCTATATAAGCGCCCAAATGGCGCTTTTGTCATTTATGGAGTTTGGCTTATGAGTGAATCAAAAGTTAGACATTTGGTACTTAAAAGAGTTTCAGATAAATCTTCTCATCTTGCTCTTTGTGACGAGGAAAAAGGTATTCCATTAGCTGGATTAACCGCTGTAAAAATGAATTGTAGTGTTTTTGAGGGTCCAGCGACTATCACGGCAACATTTGATGTAGGTGGTCCTCAAGGCATCCGCTTAGTTGGTGATGAACCTAGATCAGAGGTTTGGAATAAAAAGTAAACGTAGCTAAAGGTACTACAAATGCCTGAAAAGCAAATCAATATGTCAGATGCTCAATATATTCTGAGCACAAAATGAATTCTGGTGCCATTTCTTCAAATTAAGGTTTCAAGCCATGGCAATTTATGGTTTTACTTTTGAAAGATTAAAAGCAATTGCACTCATCAAATAGAACTTAATTTTTAACCATAGCACCTTCGGGTGCTTTTTTTGCGAGAAGAAAATGCCAAGCCCTATTATCCAATATTTCCAATATGAACATTTACCTGAACATTTGCAGCAAGTTAGTAAGCCAATTGGTGATTTAGCTCGGCAAATGGATGAGCAACTTCCTGACGGGCCTGAAAAATCCACAGGATTAAGAAAGCTACTTGAAGCAAAAGATGCATTTGTACGCCAAGCTTTAAGTAAATAATCATTTATAGAAATGAAGCGTCCTAAAGGGCGCTTTTTTATTGCCTGCCGAAAGCGGATGCTAACGGCGAATCCGGGCTGATGCCCATTTTGTATATATAGGTTGGATGACCAATGAAACTTAAAACAGTAACAATCGACGGTAAAGTTTATGCGGAAGTAGACGGAGATAAGCCGATCTATATTCATGATGACGGCAAAGAAATGCCACATGATGCACCACACTCGGTAGCAACAATTGCACGCTTAAACAATGAAGCTAAAACACATCGTGAAGCCAAAGAAGCAGCCGAAAAAGCATTAAAAGCTTTTGAAGGAATTGAAGACCCAGCGGCAGCTAAAAAGGCATTACAAACAATCAAAAATCTCGACGATAAAAAGCTGGTGGATGCCGGTGAAGTTGAGAAAGTTAAAGCTGAAGCTATCAAAGCAGTTGAAGAAAAATATGCTCCGATTGTTGAGCAACGTGATGCTCTAGAAGCCTCTTTACATAAAGAACTAATCGGCGGTGGTTTTGCTCGTTCTAAGTACATTCAAGACAACATTGCAGTACCTGTGGATATGGTGCAAGCGACCTTTGGCCATCACTTCAAAATCGAAGAGGGCAAGGTGGTTGCATACGATCAGAACGGTGAAAAGATTTATTCACGTGTACGTCCCGGTGAACTTGCAAATGTTGATGAAGCTTTAGAGTCATTGGTTGGTGGATACCAGCATAAAGACTTAATTCTTAAAGGTGGTAAAGGAACTGGTGGCGGTTTTCAAGGTGGGGGCAAAGGTGGAGCGCCTGCAGGAATGAAACGCAGTGAAATGTCTGTTTCTCAGAAAGCAGATTACATCAAAGAACATGGCAATGATGCCTTCCTAAAACTACCGAACTAATCATTAAATATTTGGAGATAAGTAGTTATGACTACAACAGTTAATTCCGACATGATCATCTACAACCAACTGGCTCAAACAGCCTATTTAGAACGATTACAAGACAATTTGAATGTTTTTAATGAAGCTTCCAATGGTGCGATTATTTATCGTAATGAAATCATTCAAGGTGATTTCAATAAAAATGCATTCTACAAAGTTGGTGGTAGCATTAAACATCGCGATGTGAACTCCAATGCAAAAGTCACTCCGGAAAAAATCGGTGCAGGTGAGTCTGTAGGTGTAAAAATTCCATATAAATATGGTCCTTATGCATCAACTGAAGAGGCATTTAAGCGCCGTGCTCGTACACCAGAAGAATTTGCTATGGTTGTTGGTTACGATCTTGCAGATGCATTGGTTGCAGGCCGATTAGAGTACAGTTTAGCTTCTTTAAAAGCTGCTATTTCTAGTAATCCCGATATGGTTGCGAAAGGAAGTATCGTTGTTGATGGCCGCAAAGCATTAACTCGTGGTATGCGAAAGTTTGGTGATAAGTTTGGCCGAATTGGCTTATGGGTGATGAACTCAGATACATATTTCGATATTGTCGATGATGCTATCACTAAGCAAATTTACGGTGAATCTGAAATCGTTATCTATGGTGGTTTACCAGGAACCTTAGGAAAGCCGGTATTGGTGACGGATGCTGTAGGTGATAACGATGCTTTTGGCTTGCAGTATGGTGCTGTAACAGTAACTGAATCACAAGTACCGGGCTTCCGAGCTTATGACATCAATGATGAAGAAAACTTAGCAATCGGTATGCGTGCTGAAGGTGCATTTAACCTAGATATTCTTGGTTATAGTTGGGATACATCGAAAGGTGAAAATCCTGATCTTACATTACTTGGTTCAAGTGCTAACTGGATTAAATATGCAACCAGCAACAAAATGACAGCAGGTACCTTACTTGATTTATCAGGTACAGCGACAACTGGTTAAAACCTAAAAATTAAAACCGTAAGAGGGCTAATAAGCCCTCTTTTTTATTATTAAGAGAAAAGCGCCATGAAGATTATCTATACACGCATTGCAGCACTGGCTGCATTAGAGACGGGCATTATTGCTAACCCTGACTATTATGAAACCCCAAATCTGAAAGCAAAAGAGGTAATTATTTACGGTAATTATCCAAAGATTCAAAAGGATTACGAATCTTTAGAAGTTCCAGTTGAAGTTCGTAAGTTGGAAGAGCCACAAAAAATGACTTTGGCCACGGTAAATGTCGAGGTAGGAGTCACCCCTGAACTTCAAACTGTGATTGATGATGCAAAAGCTGAGTGTGAAAAGGTAGTTGAAGAAAACACTCAGCTTAAGCAGAAAATTGCCATCTTAGAGCAGGCCGGCGGCAACCAGTCAGAGTTGTTATCTGAGAATTCACGATTAAAAGATGCAGCAGTCTTAGCAGATAAAGCTCTCAAAGATGCTGAAGCTCAAGTGGTCGGTATAAAAACTGAATTTGAAGCTTTTAAAAACGATATTCCCGCAATGCAAGCACGTATTGTTGAATTGGAAGCTGGAAAATCGGCAGAAAACCCAGCTACAGAAACGGCAGCTAATGATTTTGAAAACTGGTCAAATGATCAATTAAAAGAGTATTTGGCTAGTAAAAATATTGGTTACAAGCCGTCAGCAACAAAAGCAGAACTTCTTAAATTAATCCCTAAGGAATAATGCAATGAGCTTTATTACTGTAGATGACGCAAATTCAATTTTGGGCAGCGATTTTGCACCAGACAGTGATAAAGCTCGTCTGGTTAAACTGGCAAATGTCTGGATGAAAAACAGAATAGGTTTTGTACCAGATCCTATTGATCCACTTCTTAAGGACGCGGCTTGTGAAATTATCAAAGGAATTCTGGCCAAAGTAATTTATAACGGCAAAGACCAGCAGTTGAAGCGTAAGAAGGTCAAAGCTGATTCTGTTGAGTCAGAAAAAGAATACCAAGATGGATCTGAAGCAATTTCTAGCTTTGAACAGATAGCAATTGATTTTATTGACTCACTTGATTTGAAAGATCCAAATGCAAGTTTTAATGGCTTTGGCATACCTCTTTACAGGGCATGATATGGGCTTACGTGACGAAATTCAGGCAGATATTGCCGAAGCATTTAATGATGATTTAGCGGACGCCGTTCATACCTTTACATGTGAGCGGATCTCAAAAACTAATTGGGATCCTAAAACTGAAACATATGTTGAAGTTAAAGAAAACTATTCTGGCCGAGGTGTACTTTTTGGCTCATACAGTCAATATGAGATTGAGACGCTTGGAGTGCTGGCTACTGATAAAAAAGCAACTGTGCTGCAAAATGAAGTATCCATGACTCCAAAAATTGACGATGAATGGCTAACAGCTTTAGGCTCATTTCGAGTTATCCATATTCAACAAGATCCAGCCAGTACAATCTGGAAATGTCAGCTTCGAAAAGTGTAGGGGCTAAAATGGTTAATCCTGATTATGTTCCTGAATGGTATATCTCGCCTTTTCAACATGTGCAGTACACGCTTGCTCGAAATCAACTACACATGGATTTGTTATTTGAAGATATGGATAAGGCCGATCAATTTTTGGATATGGGAGCGGATGCGCAAGTTAGTACTTTTTCTGATGGTGCATATGCAATCGTCCAAATTGGTGATACGGCGGATAAAGACCGAATTCAAGTTTATGGATTGCTTTTACATGAAGCTGTTCATGTCTGGCAAAAGATTAAAAAGCTCATGGGTGAACGAGAACCGAGCTCTGAGTTTGAAGCTTATTCAATTCAGGCGATCGCTCAGGATCTCTTTAAGATGTATGAGGAAAGCGAGGTTAAAAGTCATGGGGTGGAAGGGGAAAAAGCCGACTAGTTTTAGCCTTGAGGTATCTAAAGCAGCAGAAGCGCATGTAAAGAATATTGTTATAGATACTGTGCAATCTTTAGTTAATTTAAGTCCCGTCGATACTGGAGCATACCGTGCTTCACATATTGTTTCGGTTGGATCTGGTGACTATGGCATACGTGGACCTGAAACAAATGCTATTCAGGATGCAGCTATTCAAGCAGTAAAGATTAAATTGGGTAATTTGGTCTACATACAGAACAACCAGCCTTATGCTGAGCGCTTAGAAAATGGGTGGTCTGATCAAGCACCACAAGGAATTTACAACACCACCTTTACCTTTATTTCTCAGAAGTATGGCGGCTAATATGGCAATGACTTTAGAGCAGGCGAGGCAAGCAATTGCCGAACGTATGCAAAGCTTTACTAGTATTTCCCAGGATAGAATCCAGTATCCAAATTTACCAGGCTTTAAGATTCCAAAGGAAGGTTTGTGGTGTCGCTTAACGATTGCGGGCGGTCCAAGTTTTATTTCAGGCATTGCTGATAATCCTTGTACACGCCGTACCGGTAATATTATGGTCCAATGCTTTGCTCGTCCCAATTCAGGAATAATGGAAATCACAAAACTGAGTGATGCTTTGCTTGCCCATTTTGAATATTACTCAATCGATCATCTAGAATGTTTGCAAGGACAATCAATTTTTGTCGGCCAAGATGCTGATTTCATTCAGTATAATGTGACCATTGGGTACAAGGTGAATTGATATGTCATGTATGCTGACTTTAGAAGAAATCGAAATTAAACGGCAAGAACTGGAAAGACATCTTGAAGATGTTATGTCTGTTGAGTTGAGCAAATGGCAATCTGAAAACAAGCTATGTGTTTCTGATGTGAATATACGCTTGGCTAATGTTGTTAGTCTCGGAGGGCCTAAACATAACGTTGTTACTGGAGTAAGTGTCGATTTAGATAATGAGCTTTGAGTTCAAGAAAAAGCTTCTGCAAGGCGATTATTTTTAATGACCTCAGCATATTATCATTTGTGATTACATTCTGTTACAGTAATAGAAATTTATAACAAATGGTAAAACATGAAAAAATCAACTTTAGGCTGGGGTGCCGCAGGATTAGTAGCTTTAGGGATTTTTGGTTCAGGTAATGATAACTCTCCAAAACAAACTTCAGATTCAGAAAATGCACAGAGTGCAGTAGAGGAAGTTATCGAATCAAAATATATTAACACTAATTCTTTAAATATTAGAGATAAACCAAACGGTCACGTAGTAGGCAAGTTAGGACGTGGAGAAAAAGTTGATATTTATGAGACGAAAGGAAACTGGGCACGTATTTCCTTAAATTCCTCATCACCTCAGTGGTTATCAACAAAGCTATTATGTGAAACGGATGGTTGCTTTAAACAAAAGTCTCGATCAACCACGTCAAATAATTATCAGGCCTTAAAATCTCATCCTCATCATTCTGAAAGAAAACAGAAAAAAACCTACTACGATAGTGATTGTTCATGTGCTGTGGTGGATTATTGCGTGGGTCCTAGAGGTGGGCACTACTGTATTACGAGTGGAGGAAACAAGAGATATAAACCTAGATATTAACTAATTTGAATTATGAGACCTCCATTTTGAGAGGTATTTTATGTCTTATTCACTACCACCTCATCGGTGGTTTTTTTATGTCTATAGGAATCACTTATGAGCAATTTTGTTTTTAAGCGTGGTGACACTTTCAACTTAAATCTTCAGCTAGTTGATATGGATGAAACTTTGCAATATCCACCCGATGATGTTCGCCGTGCAATTGATCTAACCGGTTACACCTTTACTTCACAGATTAAAGCTTTGGCTGATGGAGCAGCTGTGGCCACCTTGACTTGCGCAGCTCTAAACCAAAGCACACAGAAGGGATGGCTAAATATTAAATCTAGTGCAAGCACTGCAACTTGGCCTTTAGGGCTGTGTCAGATGGATATTAAAGCTGTAGTTAGTGGTACTACGCAGCACACTGAAACTTTGACTTTCCAAGTGATTGACGGGGTAACAGCATAATGGCAAATCTTGTTTTTAAATTTAGTTGGGATCACCGGCCATTCCCATATAACTCAGCTCAAGGAAAACGGCAATTCATGCTGCCTTTTGCCTCAGGTATTCCAAATTTAACTCCAGACTATACGCAGGTCCGAGGGCTTGGTACAGCTGCACCATTAAATACGGGTAGAGGGCTTAATAATATTCCACTTGTTACCGATTCATTATTTGCAGCTGAAGGACGAATGGTTGATGAATATAGAGCTCAAGGTACGCCCTTATATCCAACACTTGAAGCAATTCCAGTTGGGCAGCGAGTATTGTATTTTTCTCCTTTAGTACCAGATTCACCTAACCTTGCTAGTGCTATATTGTGCCATGTGAAAACCACTACTTTATTTCAAGAAACTTTAGGGAAATTACAGAATCTTCACACTTATTCTACCACTCCAAGACATTTTTTTAGGGCAGCTACAACTGGTGCAATAGGTGGCTGGATTGAATACAGAACGACAGCAAACACTACGGTCGATGCAAATGGATTCTTAAAGTCAGCATCACCAGTTGTGAAGTTATTTAAGGATCATATTGAGCTAAATAGTGATGCAGAAAAGCAGCTAATCGATTTTGAAAAGGTTGATGTGGGTAATTACCTTCTCAAAGGTTCTTTAGGTTTTGCTAAGGAGGGCTGGTATATAGAAGTCCCTAAAGATGCTAATGGCAACACTGTCGTAGCTGTAGAATATTCCACTTTAGAAAATGGTGATATTTCAGTTAAGACCTTTAAACGTAAATTTGATATTGAGCGAGCAGCAGTCGTAGCAGACCACGAAAATCCTATGGATGTTCCTGAAGGCCGCTGGATTGATATCCGTCTGCATGAAGAACCTGAACCAGAACCTGAGGTTGAAGAAACTTTGACTGAAACACCAGTGGATTTCCAGCCGACTAACTTATCTCAGGCAGTTGCTGCAGCCATGAATGGCGTGGAACCGCCAGAAATCTCAGACACAGACGAAACACTTTAATAATCCGCTTAAAAAGCGGGTTTTTTATTGCCTAAATTTTGGAGAACCATAAATGAGTTCAGGCGCAAAAATTCGATTATATGCTTGTGAAGAAGCAGTTTTAGGAACAACTCCAGCAAACCCGATCTGGTACACAGTTCGCCGTGTAAGTGATGGTTTATCTGAAAATGTTTCTACTGAAGAAAGCAGTGAAGTGGTTGATTCACGTTTTCGACAAGGTGGGGTAGTTACTGAAGCAGAAGTAGCAGGTCAGTTAGAGTTTGAATTATCACTTGGAACATTTGATCTATTCCTAAGTGCTTTAGCCTTCAATAATTGGGCGGGTAACGCTTTAAGTTTTGGTGGTACGGTACGTAAGTCATTAACGCTGGTTAAAGTTTTCGAAGATGTTGGCCAAGTCTTTATTTATCGTGGAGTACAGGTTAATTCTGGTGAAATTACTATCCAGACCACTGGAAAAATTACTGGTAACTTTGGTCTTGTAGGTAGCTCGTTTACTCGTCAGCAAACTAACCCTGTAGTGAATCCGGTGGCAGCTTCAACACGACCACTGGTCAGCATGCCAAACGTTGAAAACTTGCTAGTTAATGGTCAGTCTATTCAAGGTAAAGCGTGTCTACAGTCTCTTACCATTTCTATCAATAACAACCTTGAAGCAATCCGTTGTATCGGTTCGGGTAAGTACACACCAGAGTTCTACATTGAAAAAATGATGGATATCGAAGCAAATGCTTCATTCATGTTCTCGGCCACAGCTGCTGGTTGGATTGATGCAATCAAAACCCGTGATGTGTTTACACTGACCTTCGACATCAGAGACAGCAAAGGCAGTAAATACTCGTTTAACTTCCCTCAATTAGAAGTCATGGAAGCCAATCACCCGGATGGCGGTGGTGACGACATCATTACTGTAGACATCAACTTTGCCCAGGTTCGTACAGCTCCAACGATTGTACGTGCTCTTGTGTAATCAACTTATTCAGTAACAAAGCCTATGGAATCACATGGGCTTTTTAATTTCTAAAATTTCAGAGGTTGCTATGGCTTTAAAAGTCGGAATTATTAAAAGCTCAGACGTATCAAAATGGTGTGAATACAAGGGTGCTGATGGCGATGTACAGGCTGAGTTCAAAGTCCGTGGTATCGCTTATAAGCCTTTTCAGGTA